AATTTCGAGGTTAATTCTGGGGATTAATGGTCTAAATCCATATATTTATATAATATATGGATAGGAAAGAATTACTAATAGAATACGCAAATTGTTTAGGTGACCCTTCTTATATTATCGAACATTATTATCAAACATTCGATAAAACAAGAGAAAGTTTCGTTCCATTTAAGCTATTTTTAAGACAAAAAGAATTAATACATAATTACGAAAAGTATCGTTACAACTTAGTATTAAAATATCGTCAGGCTGGTATTACAACAGTAACCGCTGCTTACGCAGCTGCAAAAACTGTAACAGCTGACCCAGAGAACCCAGAAAAGATTTTGATTCTGGCAAACAAACAGGAAACCGCTATTGAGTTTCTAAACAAAATTGTTGAGTTTATCAAACAATCACCAACATTTTTAATAAGTAATGTTGGTGATGTAAAACCAGATGGTAAGATTGAGTTTCCTAAAGGCGCTCAGAAACACGTTAAATTTAAAAATTTATGTGAAATTAAAGCAGTTGCAACATCTAAGGATGCCTTGCGTGGTTATACACCAACCATTATGATTCTGGATGAGGCTGCGTTCATTGAAGGTGGTCAGGAATTATGGTCAGCGTGTCTTGCGTCAGTAGGTACTGGTGGTAAAGTATACCTTATTTCGACACCAAATGGTATGGATGAGATATACTACGAGGCATACGATGGTTCTGTAAGTGGAAAAAATACATTCCACATAACACAAATTAAATGGTGGGAAGATCCAAGATATAATACGGATCTTAAAATGGTTAAAACCGAAGATATTATTTCATGGATTCAAAAAAATGAAATTGATAAAACTGAGGAAATCATACCAAACCTTGTTCCCGTAACTGGTGGTCGTGTAGATGAAGAATTAAAAGAACAAATTTTAAAGCTAATTCAGCAAGGTTATAAACCACATTCACGTTGGTACGAAAAGATGTGTCGTGATATGAACCTTAATAAACGCATGATCAACCAAGAGTTGGAATGTGTCGATTTTAAAACTATGATAACAATCAGACACAAAAAAACAGGTGAAATAAAAAACATACCGATTGGTTCGCTTTACAATAGATTAAATAAAACTCTTGATTGATTTTACATAAATTCTCTGATATTTATTATTATGGATAGAGAAATATTGAAAGAAAAAATTAGATTAACGGGGTATTTGGATAATATTAGGGTTGGTATGAGTTTCGCTAATCGATACCCAGAGTTATTAACAAATTTATTATTATTAACATCAGAATTAGATAATGGGTATGTGGTTAATAAAAATTTGAGAGCGAGGGTTATATTTCTATTTAAATACGATTTGGATATAGATAAAATTAAAAAAAACGGTAAATGGTTAACATTTAGTAGAAAAGAAGATGCGTTTATTGATAAGACTGGTGATTACCATAAGTTAGCTTGGTTTAAAATAAAAAATAATATGTCAAACGATTTTTTTAGTAAAGAAGATACCATCAATCTATTATTAAAAGATTGTTATTATTTGACATTATTTGGTAAAGCAAAAAATAGAACCCTAATAAAAGAAAACCCAAAATTATATAATTCGATATATCACCATACTATATTTATGAATAATTTTAATATTAATAATAAAAAATTATCGTGTAGGATAATAACATTAGTTAAATATAATGGTGATGTTGATGCTATTAAATGTCACAGTTGTAAAAAATGTTTAACAACATTTAATTATAAGATATTCGATTTTAATAAATTATGTTATACGTGTTTTAATAATGAAAATGAAAATAAATACCCAAACAAAGGGTGGTTTAGAAAAAAATACGGTGATGAATGGGAATTGGAGTATGACTTATTTATTGAAAGTAACAATCTAATTTTAGTTAGCGATAAGGGATATTCTAAAATATCACAAAAAATATTTTGGTTAATATATAATAAATTAGAGTTGAACCAACAGAAAGAATGTTATTTTAAGGAATTAAATAATGAATGGTATATAAATCATAAAAAAAATTTCTTTTATATTGATTTTAAATGTGGTAATAAAATAATTGAGTTTGATGGTGTTTATTGGCACAGGAATTCAAAAGAAAAAGATAAACATCGGAATAGTATCTACCACGAATTAGGTTACGATATATTAATAATAGATGAAGATGAGTTAATTAATAAAAGAGATAAGATTGGTGACGATCTTATAAATAAATGTGTACAATTTATAACAAATGGAAATTAATAATGAATATGAAGTACTAACCCCAGGTGGGTTTAAAGATTTTATCGGTATTCAAAAAACCAAAAAGAAGACAATCGAATTATTCTTTGATAACGATATATCGATCAGAGGATCATTAAATCATCAAATTTATGATTATGACGGTAACCCCTTTACATTATCGGAAATAAAAACGGGGGATAAAATAAAAGCTGATAAAGGATATTTTACCGTTACTAAAATCAAAACTTATCGACATAAAACAAATGTATATGATTTAATAGAAGTGGATGGTGGTAACATATATTATACCAATAAAATATTATCTCATAATTGTGCATTTATTGGTTCGGGTGATAACGTTATTGATGGTGCAATTCTGGAAAAACAAATCGTAACAAATGTTGAAGACCCAACAATCAGAGATAAAAGATGGGATAACTCATTGTGGATTTGGAAACTCCCAGAAGAAGGTCATAGGTATATAGGTGCGTTAGACGTATCCAGAGGCGATTCTGAGGACTCTACTGGTTATTGTATCATAGACTTCGATACATTTGAACAAGTGCTGGAATATCATGGTAAAATACCACCAGACTTAGCTGCTCAAATAGTTAATCAATACAGCAAAATGTATAACGCATTAACAACATTCGATATAACGGGTGGTATGGGTATCGCTGCCACAAACAAATTAAAAGAACTCAGTTTCCCTAATAAATTGTTGCACTATGATGATGAGGACGATATGACCTTATTCTACGGTGCTGACCCCGACAAAACACCAGGTATCAACTTTGCCAGGTTAAATAGACGTGTACAAATCGTACAAGCTCTTGAAGAAGCAATACGTATTGGTGGATTTAAAGTCAGAAGTTTAAGACTTATTAACGAATTAAAAAAATTTGTATATAAAAACGGTAAACCTGACCATATGAAAGGGTCACATGATGATCTTATTATGGCTTTGGGTATGTGTTTATATGTAGCGAATACATCTTTTAAAAAATTATCTGAGGGTGCGAGTACAACCAAAGCTATGCTTGATAGTTGGAAAGTTTCATCAAATAATATCCAGGATACAGCAAATGCGATGATGAAAGATGTTAATAGTTTAATTACTGATAATAAAACTTATAATCCAAATTTAGATATTTATCATAATAAAGAAGATGTTTTAAAAAATACTCGTGACTTTTCGTGGGTTTTTGGTAATATTAATAAATACAAACCTAATACTTAAATATATGATTAAAAGAACCATAGCATCTAAGTTTAATACACAGGGTGCGGTAAGAGTAAATGTGCCTGAATCTAAAACAAGTGGTTTTAATGGGGGTAAAATAAGTATACCAATAAGTTGTAGTGCGGAAGATGATCCGTATGTAACTTATGCATATGATTCTGGTTGGAGTGTTAGGTTGCAAAGAAATGTACACACACCAGTATTCGAATGCGGATATGTTGAATAATTAAAATATGGCAAATAAATTTACAGTTTTTCAAAAACTAAATAAAGTTTTAGGTAATGAGTTAGAATCACCTAAGTATGTTATCGATCCACAATCATTTAAAAATTTAGATGATCAGGAATTAGATATTAAGAGATTAGAAGCTCAACAAATTATTTATCTCCAGAATCAATGGAAAAAGATAGATAATGAATTATATCAAAAAGCCGTATATTACGAACCAACCAGAATTGCATCATATTATGATTATGAGGCGATGGAGTTCACACCAGAAATAGCTGCTGCTTTGGATATATTTGCGGAAGAAGCAACTTGTCCAAATGAAAATGGTAAAATCATTACAATTTATTCGGAAAGTAATAGAATTAAAGAGGAATTAACGGATTTATTTGAGAACGTTATTGATATTAACTCTGTTATTACCAGCTGGGTTAGAAACCTTTGTAAATATGGTGACAACTTTTTATATAATAAAGTTATTCCTGGTAAAGGTATTGTCGGTGTAACACAATTACCAAATATTGAAATCACAAGAGCTGAACCTGGTTTTTCCAAGGTTATGAGTCTTGATGATTTTCAAAAAGAAAAAAATGTTAAGTTCTTCTGGAAAAACAAAGAACTTGACTTTAACTCATTTGAAATATCTCACTTTAGATTATTGGGTGATGACAGACGTTTACCTTACGGTACATCAATGCTTGAGAAAACAAGAAGAATCTGGAAACAATTATTGTTAGCTGAGGATGCGATGTTAGTTTATCGTGTAACAAGAGCGCCAGAAAGACGTGTTTATAAGGTTTACGTAGGTAATATGGATGAAAAAGATATTGATCCATACGTAGATAAGGTTGCAAATAACTTTAAACGTAACAATATTATAAATTCACAAAACGGTCAACAAGATACAAGATATAATGCAATGGCTGTGGATCAGGACTTCTTTATTCCCACAAGAGATCCATCTTTACCAATGCCTATTGAAACACTACCTGGTGCGCAAAACTTGGGTGAAATTGCTGATATTCAATATATTCAGAATAAGTTATTGGCAGCATTAAGAATACCAAAAACCTTTTTAGGTTTTGATCAGGCTGTTGGTGATGGTAAAAACTTATCAATTTTAGATATACGTTTTG